TCCAGAATCAGCTTGCGCTGGCCGCGGTCGTCCATCTGCTCCCAGGCCCGGGTTTGATCGACGGCAATCTTCTGCCAGTGCACCCGCAGCTCGGGCAGGTCGTAGCCCTCATCCGAGTAGCCCAGGTCTGACGGTTTCGCCAGGAACAGGGCCCAGCTCGCAATCCACATCCAGAAGTTCTCTTCTTGCGAGGGCATCAGGGTCAGGTGCCCGGCGTGGTTGGAGTCCCGTTTGAAGAAGCGGGTCAGGGCCTGGCCGTGGTCCATGATGCCCAAAAACTCAGCGTAGTAGATCAACTCTTTGAACTCATTCGGCGCCGGCGTGGCCGTGCAGACATAGCGGTAGGGCACGCGCTTGAAGACCCGTTTGAAGACGTCCGAGGTCTCGCTGCCCATATTGCGCAGGATGCTGCCCTCGTCCAGAAAGACCGCGGCCAGTTGGTCGATGGTCGCAGGGGTGATATTGCCGTCCCGCACCCGCTCGTAGTTGGTGATGAGGTAGGGGCCATTGAGCGCGGCTTCGGCATCATTGCGGGTGTACTTCCAGGGCGTGCCCAAAGCCGGGCCGTCCTCTTCGGAGAATTGCGCCTTGACCCCCAGCGGGCAGACGACCAGTACCGGCTGCCCGGTGCGCTCGTGGATGGCTTTGGCGAGCTCGCACTGGATGCGGGTCTTGCCCAGGCCGAAGTTCGCGGCGATCAGGGCCCGGCCCATCGCGGCCGCCCAGCGAACCGCGGCGGTTTGATGGGGCTTGTTCGAGGCCGGCAGAAGCCCAGGGTCGATGTCGAAGCCCGAACGGTCGGCGACCGTAATTTTGCTCTGCAAAAAGGTTTGATAATCCATCACTGCTCTCCTGCTATTCCATCCCATAAACCCGCCGGGTCTGCATGCCCAGCGCTTCGCGCACGTCGGGACCGGGCACCTCGACGATCACGCCAGCGCGCATCCGGCTGGACAGGTAGCCAAACTCTGGCGGCAGGTCGTCCGGATTGCAGTTGGTCGCCATGACCGTCAGCAGGTCGGTGCGGTTGTAGCGGGTATCCATGACCCGGAAGACCGTCTCTTTGGCCCAGCCGGTCAGGTTGATACGCTCGATCTCATCCAGGCACAGCACCCGGATGCGCTGCAGATGCTCGATCACGTCTTCCGCGCGGACCTGGCCCTGCTCGTTGCCAAAGCGCTCCCGGATGGAGGCCAGCATCTCGCTCATGACCTGGTACTGCGCGACCACGCCGATCGCTCGAAAGCCGTTGACCAGCGCCTTCAACAGGTGGCTCTTGCCGCAGCCGTAGGCGCCGTAGAAGGTGATGAACCCGCCGGGCTTATCGTTCATGCCCAGCAGCCGGCCGGCCATCTCTTTCGCAGCCTGTTTCCTGGCATAACTGCCTACAACGGAGAAATCGCCCAGGCTGATGCTCAGGTCGCTGCCTTCCAGCCCGCAGTTTTTCAGCAGGTACTCATTCAATCCACTCGCGCGGCAGGCCGGGCAGAAGGCCACCTTCAGCTCGCCTGCATACCAGCCGCTCTTGCCGTCCGGCATATCCAGCCATTTGACCTTGCCGCCGGTCGGTGTCTGGAACGGGCCATCCTTGACCACGTACACCATCAGGATCTGATGACCCCCACAGTTCGGGCAAAGGTTGGGCATATCTCCAGAGGCGAGCGGTACCGCTTTCGGGTCGTTCATGTACACCTGCAATTCGTTAGGCCATACTCGGTTTAGCATTTTGACCTGCCAGTAGATCTTTTAAGGATTGCTCCGGGCTTACCTGGTTGGGCTGTCGGGGCTTCGGAACCGTTTCAGCCTGGCCGCCGGGCCGTTTGAATTCCCAGGGTTGTTCCCCTTTCTTTACGGCCGGCGCCCAATCGCTCAGCCAACCCAGGTTCTCAGTTTTGAACCCCTTCCAGACCCATTTTCGGTACGCGGTGCTCAGATCCTTTTCGCTCAAACAGCCAGTTCGGATCGTTTGCACCACTTCCCCCAGCAGCGCATGGGGTGGATACCGCCCGCCGGTCACCTTTGCAAAGAGCTTCAATTCCGGCACCCGCTGGTAATCGATCGGCATCAACATTTCCCAGTCGTAATCCAGCGGGTATTCCAGCGGTTTCGACTTCGAACTTTTTCCCGGCGCGCTCCCCCGGTTCGAAGAAGGGTTAGGTAATGGGTTAATTAAGGGTTTGGGTGACATGGGTGTCACCACTGGGGTGACATGGGTGTCACCACCTGGTGACATAGGTGTCACCACTGGGGTGACGCCGGTGTCACCACCGGTTGGGGGTGGGGTGGTGACATGGGTGTCACCACCTAACACCGTATAGAGACTGCTGGTGCCCACTCGCAGCTCGATTGCAATGAGGTGTAGAGCGCTCAGTTTGTCAATCAGGCGTTGGGTTTGGCGTTCGCTCGCCCCAATCTTCGCCGCCAGGGTAGGTGTAGCCGGGTAGCATTGGCCGGTCTCTTTATCGGCCATATCAGCCAACGCTACCAGCAGCAGTTTGGCGCTGCCATTGACCGAGGTCACCTTCCACGCGGCGTCGATGTGCTTATTGCTCATGCCCACAATCCCAGTTGTTTCTTGCGCGAGGCATCCTTCCACTTCGCCGGCAATACCCAGGTACGGGCGGCCCGGATGGTGGTGGTTTCCTCATCGATCCGGCTCTGATGCTCGGCGATGAACTTCTGGCGCTGCTCCTCTGTGACGATCAGCCAGCGCCCGGGCTTGCCGCTGGTGGACCCGATCGCAATCCCGTTGTTTCGCATTTCGGTGATCGCAATCCGAACCTCGCGCTCGGTCGAGATGTTGTACTCACCGCACACCTTGACCACTAAGGCCTTGAAATTCACTGCATGCTCTTCATCGAAGTGGCCGTCCAGCTCGTCGTAGACTTTTCGCTGCAGTTCATCGGTGACCCGGTCGCGCAGTTCCTGGTACCAGTGGGAGTAATCTGTCTGGCTCATGCCGTCACGTCCTTTGGATCGTAGTGTTTGAGCACCCAGCCGCCGCCCATCCAATCCGGGTCCTTTTTGACCCACTCGCCGCCCACTTCGGGCGTGTGCGCGATCAGGATCCGCTCGGGCTGGCCCTTCATTTCGAGCCGGCCCTGCACCCGGCCGCGGCCGTTGGGGGTATTCACAATCTGGTTCAGCCGGAAGCCGCTGCGCACAGACCCATCGCCAGCAGCGCAACAAAGAAGACCAGGATCCCGATCGCTGCCGCCAGCAGGATATTCGCCCCGAGCAGGCTGGCGATCCCGCCCCAAACCAGGCCGGTAAGCGCTGCGATCCCCAGAACGTCCATCCTTATGCCATTGGTTGACTGTCGCCATTCCATACCTCACTTCCTTTCAAGGTTTTCACCCCCGTCGTTATTCCCGGCAGGAGCCGTTCTGCCAGTCGAGGCAGCAGGCCCGCCAATACGATCCGAATGATCAATTTCAAGTGGGTCGACAGAAATTTCAATCGGGTCATCCCTTCACCTCCAGTCGGATCAGGTTCAGATCCAGCACGCCGGCGGGCACGAGGAGAATGGTGGGCAGACCAGTATTGGCCAGCGACAGGATGAAACCGACCTGGCCCACACTGGAGACCAATGCCCGCGGCAAGAGCCCGGCGGGGATGGAGCCCCAGCCTTCCAGCTCGATGGATTTCAGGAAACAGGCCGCGTCGTTCCAGCAGGCGCGGGTGCCGAAGAGCTGCGACCAGTCCTTGAGGACCTTACCGGCCTGATCGACGAAGATAAAGCCGTAGTCGCTGCCCTGGCTCCAACCCAACAGAACGTAATCGATGCCGGGTTTGGAGTAGACGAATGTGCCGGCCTGGCCGTTGACCGCGGCGCGCATGCCATTCACCGTCTGGTTGAGACCCAGCATCGGGATGGCGAGTTGGGCGAGGACGGTCAAAAGTAAAACGACCGGGAAAAGTTTGAGGATGGTTTTCATAATGGACCTCGGGTTTGTACAAACGTGAATATGTTTTGGGGGTTTCTGGTTTGGGGCAGGGCCGCTACGCCCTGCCCCCCGCGTCTTGCCACTACTCAGCTAAAAATAAAAAGATCTACTAAGGGGTATCGTCGCGATCCGCCCGGATCGGGCAGGTGTCTTTCATCTCGCACGCCGCGCATTTCGCGGGGCTGCGCTGCTCGCCAGGCGCATCCTCATCGAAGAGCTGCGCCTTGCGGGCGGCCTTGTACACCGTCCAGAGCGGATCGCCGATCTGGAGCTTTGAGCCAGGCAGGTGCGAACTGGAAGAAAACAGGCCGCCGTCCTGATCATTCGCGGTTTGAAACACGACCAGCATCGGGAGACCGGTTTCGACCGCGGCTTGATGCAGTTGGGCCATAAGCGGCCGGACCTTCTCTTCGAAAACGGGCGTCAAATCCCAGGTTTCTTCGCGGCGCGCCAGAGCATCCAACGTTTCTGCCAGACGCTGCCATTTGCCTTTTTCTTGGGGTTGTGGAGTGGGTTCAGGCATTCTTCACCTCATCCGGGAAGCAGGTCGGGCACGGAACTGAATGGCGCTGGCCATCCGTGTAAAAGTCACTGGACCCATCGGTGTAGTTGTAGATAAAGCGGCGGCATTGGGTTGCGGCCACATAGCCCATCAATCCATCTGGGAAGTCGAAGTGGATAATGCGCGCCAGGTGGCGCAGGCCGGGCTTGCCAGTCTTGCGGAATTTCTTTAAGTTCGAATACGGGATCACCTTTACGTTCTGGCTCTCGTTCATCGCATCCCCCTACAGGCAGAAATACACGTTGTTCATGCGGCTGGCCAGGGCCTGGACCAGCTTCACGTCGCTGACCTGGTAGGCGTACAGCTCTTCACGGGTCAGGTCCTTGACCTTGCTGCCATCCACGTCCGGGCAGTCGTTGGGGATGCCCAGCAGCTTGCAGACCTGCTTCAGGCCCTTGCCCGGGCCCCAGTTGTAGCGGATGGCGTATAGGTCGGTCACGGGCTCGGTCCGGAATTTCGCCAGGGCCGGGACAAACGGGACCTTGACGCCCAGGTACATCGAGCGGGCCAGCAGGTAGGGCAGGTCGAAGCTCAGGATGTTGTAGCCCACGCAGTAGCCGCGCACGTCGGCAAACAGCTTCCAGAAGCCGCTCAAGAGTTCGCACTCGCTGTAGGTGTATTCAACGATCACGAGCTCGCCCGTGTCGGCCTCGTGCATCTGTTCGGCGAAGTACACATCGCCCGCCATGCGCACATGAACGGGGCCATCGATTGAGAGGGCATAGCCGATCGAGAGCACCCGGCCGTAATCGGGATCGAGGGCGGCCTGTTCGATCAGCTCGCGCTTCTTCTCTTCGATCGCCGCGGCGATCTTCTCAGGATCCTTCAGGTTGCCCGGCGCTTTGGGTTCGGCCATCAAAGAGCAGGCTTCGGGGTTCGCTTGGGTCTCGATATCCATGAAAATACGTGCTTGATTTGCGTAGCTCATTCATTCCCTCCGTTGAATTTATGAACCTCTCCCTTGCCCTGGGCAGTTGCCCGCCCAGGGGTCTCAGGGGGAGAAATGTGGATTATTGGATCGGCAGCTCTTGCTGCCCGTTGTGCTTTTGGGCGTAGGCGTGCGCGGCCGCGGCTTCTTTCGCGGCGATTTCATCCGCCAGGAAAACCCCCTGGTTCTGGTCGTAGGTCGGCTTGAGCCATTGAAACATCGCGACCACGAAGGCATCCGGGGCATCCTTGAGCGAGGCCTTGCCGAACAGGAACATTTGCAGTTCCTTGCGCCGGGCATCTCCCCCCAAGACGTGATCGAGGCAGGCCGCGACCTGGTTGCGCTGGCCGTTGGCGACCTGGCCGCGCAGGCTTTCGGCCTTCATCTCGAGCTGGCGCTTGAGGGTTTCGGGGTCGTAGGGGCGAGTTGCCGGACGCGCCTGCGGCTTGCCGCCCAACTTTGCGGCGGCGTCTTTGATCGCCTGGGCGGTATCGGGCTGGGTCGCTTTTTCGGGCTGCGGCTGCGCGGCCGGCTCTGGCTTTGCCGCTTCAAGCTTGACTTCACCGGTCTCGGGGTCGAAGCCAAGATCCTGGTTTATCTGCTCGGGCGTCTTTGTGACTGTGATAGGCGAAGTGACTTCGCTTTCGTCTGGCAACTCGCCGCGATCGATGAAACCCTGTTCGTTTTCGATGGAGTTCAGGGTTTCGAGATCCGATTTGTTGAACCGTCCCCACTTGCGCAGCCCGTTGCTCAAGACGGTCTTTTTCATCATCTTGGGCCGTTCTCGGCGATCATCCTTATTCCATGCTGATTTGGGGTTTCTGTAATTGCCGGGTGAGTAGTGCTCTGCGTGGTTTTCGATTTCCGCAATGGTCATATAAAACGTTTTTTCAAACCCGGTAACAAGTTGGAAATACAGGCAGTAGCCCAAGACTTTATTTCCGGTGCGCGTGCCCTTGAGCGTGTGCATTCCGGTCATACGGTTTTCTTCCAGGGTCTCACCCTCATAGACCTCAAAGACGTTGATGAAGCGGTACAGGTTGGTGCGCTGCGCAAGTTCGTAGATGCCCTTGTAACCTGTCTGGTAGGTGGCAACGCCGGCGTATGGGATAATCCAGGCCTGCCCCTGGCCAGGGTCGAGCGATAATTTCAAACTGGCAGCGCGCATCGCAGCGATCAGGATAGATTGCGGCGTGCATTCCTGTAGTTTTTCGGAATTTGCCACGATGATCAGGACCTGGTTGAGGTAATAAATCGCCTCTGGCCCCATCATGTCGGTGAACCGTTCTTTGACTTCCGGAGAAAGCATGTAGTTCCGTACTTTCTGCATGCCAGTTTCACGTCGGCCTGCCAATGCTGCTGATTGATCTGCCATTGCTATGCCTCCAAAATATTGAAATGATTTGTGCTATACTGGAGGTGCTCACGAGCAAAGAGCACCCTCCGTAAATCCCCTGTTTGCACCAGGGGATTTTTCATTACCCCTTCCAGATTTCCTTATTCCACAACTCGCCCAGCGCCTTCTGCGCGGTCCGGATCTTTTGGCGCGCCGCGACCAGGTCGCTAACCGCCGGGGCCAGCAAATCGCTCAGGCCGTGCTGCCGGGCGGTATCGACCCGCAGCGTCACCAACTGCAAGCGCTTTTCGGCGTGTGCCAGCGCCGCCTGCGCGTTTTCCAGGGTTTCCCGGGAGGCTTCGCAATCAACCTTCATCTTGGGCACGTAAGACCTCCCCTTCTTTCTCGGCGACGGCGGCCCGGGCCCGGGCTGCCAGCAGGCTGTCGATGGCGTAGACGATCACGACCGCCAGCCCGCTGGAGAGGATGACTACCCATAAACCGATCAGCGCCATCCATTCGGCCCAGGCTGCCAATAAAACGCTGAACGGGATCATCATGCCCGCCACACCCAGGATGTAGGCGGACACGCGGGGCAGCTCTCTGCCCAGCGCCGCCCGCCACGGGAACCAATGCAGGCTGATTTGGATGAGGGCGGACACGAGCGCAACAATCGCTATTTCCATTTGAGAGACTCCGCGGTGCATAATTCGACGATTTGCTTGCAGGTGGCGTCGTCTGGAACGGTGGCCCAGAAGGCTTCCCAGGCGGCGTCCCATTCTTGTTTGGTGGGAAGTTTGGCTTCCATCCGGTCGCCCAATTCGAGCGAGGCGGCCTGAGATTTGGCCTTCCAGTCGGCGCTGTTGGGGTCGGCGGCCGCGATCATCTGGCGCACGACGGTGCGCTTGGAGATGAACTGGCGGTTATCGCCGCGATCCTGGAGCCACCAGGCGCTGTAGCCGCGGCTCATCGCTTGCCGTCCCACTTGATGCTGTTGATGTCTTTGCCGGTCGAGTAGACCGCCCACAGGACCACGAGAATGATGATGATGGTTGCCATTGCACCCTCCAGGGAAAACTACAGGCAAAACCGGCGCTTGTATTCGGCGACGGAGATGTTCATCCGGGCTGCGCGCCGCAGGATGATCCGTTCGTGATTGGTGAGCGGGGAGCGGCTTTTCGGACCTGTTTTGAAGGCATGGCGGCGTTTGCCGATCTTTGGCCCATGCACTGCGCCGGGATGGGCGACTTTGGGGGGAAGGATGACCGGGAAAAGCGACGGCCCTAAGCTCTTGATGTGCTCCCACAGTTCTTTGTTCATGCGGTTCTCTGTTTATGCTGCGACTTTCTCTTTGGCTAACCAGGTATCCCGGCGAGCGCGGGCGATTTCGAGGGTCGGCGCGATGGTGGAAAACAATTGGCCCGCCGGGGTGCGGTAGTCGTACTGGACGCGCTGAGCCCGGGCGATGGAGGAATAGAATTCCTCGAACTGCTCGCCACCCCTCGGACAGGTCGAAAAACCGTTGACATCTGATTTCATGGCATCCTCCATTTATGCTTCGTCGGTTTGCTTTCGGGTTACTCTATTGCTAGGCTTCGATCTTGCGATCTTCAGCACGGCGCAGCGGATGGGTTTGGTTCGGCTCTTCCTGCTGGGTCAGTTTGGCCCATTCTTGCAAAATGGCGCGGAGTGCGGCGCTGTCGGAAGAGCGCTGTTCGCTGGCCTTTTTCTGGATGAGCTCCAGGTCGGTCTCTGCGATTACAAAAGCACGGGTTAGGGTGGTAACTGTCATTCGACCTCCATCAACTTATCAATGTAACATCTAGTTATTTATATTATATCAATAAATTGATGGATGTCAATAGTTTTCAATGAGAAATAGGGAAAAATGCTTATAATTAACTACATGCAATTCAAGGACTGGTTGTGGGGCAAATACGATGAATGGCGCAAGGGTACAAACCGAGGCGTCGTAGAATTTGCCGCTTACCTGGGGGTAAAGCAGCCTAGTTTGAGTGGTTGGCTGAGCGGAAACTATACGCCAGGTGCTGCCAGCCTAAAAAAGATTGCGGAAATCTATCCCGATGTTTTAGAAGTATTTGGGGGGAAGAAGTCTGAGCCGGTGTTGCCCCCTGAGTATGAAGACTTGATGGACCGGATCGCCCTGGCAATTTCAAAATCCGGCTTTTCCGTTGAGTCGCCGGAAGCCGTGAAAATCGCCAAAGATATCCTCGATGAATTTATATCGAAACGCAAAGAAAGAGCGTAACCATTGGCCGGGTCAAGTACGGTCGGCAGTGTGGTCATTAGAGGTAAGTCACTCCTTTTATTTTAATGTAATGTTCTAATAATTAATTAGTAGAACAAACTAAGCATAGGATAGCACTTTTTCCTTCGTTATCAAAGGGGGGAAAAGGTAGGAAATTTGAAATTGCAAGGTAGAAGTTTCGACCACCCTGGAGGGTGGGAGAAATATCTACCTGGTTGAAAGGGAGGTCATCTTGGAATCATTCGTTTGCCTCTTGGCAGCAGTTGCAGTTTTTCTGTTGGGATACCTGCTGTACCGGCTGGTCCGAAAACCGCAAGACAGTCAAACCGAAGCAGCCAGGCAACCCGATCCCGCATTTCAAGCCCATGTGAGAGAAACGTTGTATCCGAGCGCGCCTGCCGAGCCTTTCTTGATCGAAGCCGTGGGGGTAAACGGGAGCATGCAGCTTTTTGAAAACAAAGTGAAAATCCTGCGGCGCGGTTTTTTGGCGTTCGCTTCGCAAGGGCTCAAGGGCGAAAAAGAAATCTGGCTGCATCAAATATCTTCCCTTCAAATGAAAATGCCCGGTATGGTCAACGGATATCTCCAAATTGCATTTTTAGGGGGCCAGGAAAATAAAGCCGGCGTGTTCGACGCCACCCAGGATGAAAACACGGTGATGTTTAGTGCTGCGCAAACGCCGCAGTTCATCGCGATCAAGAAAGCGATCGAAGATCGAATTATGGCACAGCGCCAGCCCCAAGCCATTGCCACCCCCATATCCAGTGCGGACGAAATCGAGAAATTAGCCAGCCTGCGCGATCGTGGCATTTTGACTGAAGATGAGTTTCAAGCCAAGAAGCGGGCGCTGCTGCGGTGAAAACCTTGCAAACAATTTGTCAGAAAAAATTGGTTGAGATCATTATAGACAGAAATTAGTTTGAGCAAAACTTTATATGACAGATGTAATGGTGCAAGCCGGCAGCATGGCTGATGGAAGTCGAAGAATCGAAACGGAGTAACCCATTCCCGAAAATGGGCCAGTCGGAGGATAGATAACCTGAACAATCGAGTAGGTTAGCGTGCGAGAGTAAATCGGATCATTCTTGTAGCCTTCCAAGCTACTATTCGCCGGTCCGAATCCGGTCGCCCGCTCTACAGAACGACTAACCTGCCAAACGCATCGGGTTATTACTCTCCGGTAGATAGGACGAATGACACGGAGGATAGTAACATGGTTTTTTCTGATGCAATGGCAGGTTTTTTGTTGGATCGGGACGGGAACTCGACCACCGACCTTTCTCCCCACACGCTGGCCCTGTATCGCAAGCTCCTGACCCAGGTTTCTGCCTTTTTGGGTGACCCGGATGTCAAATCCATCACCGAAAAGGACCTGACGCGCTTCATGGACTGGCTTGAGCGCGAGTATGTGCCGCGCTCGCCCGGCAAAAAGCGCCTGTCCGGCTATGCCCGTGACAATTACTATAAGGCCATCCGCAGCTTCTTCCATTGGGGCTCAAAAGAGCTTGGGTTACTGCGCGTCGATATCCACATCCCGCGGCCGATCGTGACGCCCGAAGACGTGGACCCTTACGATGAAGCCGAGCTGAAGAAGATCCTGGCCGCCTGCGACTTTACCCGCGAGGCCAGGCCGGCCAACCGCAAGGCCTTCAAGATGCACCGGCCTACGGCGATCCGCGACCGGGCGATTATCTTGCTGCTGCTGGATACGGGCGTGCGGTTGGGTGAGATGATCCGGCTGAAGATCGAGGACGTGGACCTGGAGAGCTCCGAGATCCGGGTACGACCCTTTCGGAATGGCAAGAAGTCGAAGCCGCGCTTCATCCCATTCGAGAAGGGCTGTAAGAAGGCGCTGTGGCGGTATATCAAGGACGAGCGCCACGAGGCAGAGCCCGAAGACCCGTTCTTCCCGGTCGAGGAAGGCGCCATTCAGAGCATGTTCCAGCGCCTGACCGAACGGACCGGGATCAACCGGGTTCACGCTCATCGCTTCAGGCACACCTTTGCCATCCAGTATCTCAGGAATGGTGGAAATATTTTTACCCTGCAGCGCAATTTGGGGCACACCAGCCTGGATATGTGCCGTAAGTACCTGGCGATTGCCCAGTGCGACGTGAAAGAAGGTCACCGCCGGGCCTCGCCGGTTGACAACTGGCGGTTATAATCACGCAATGGCAGAGTTTCGGATCGTCCCAAAGCGAAAGAGGCCCGGACCGCGCACGCTGATCATTTTGTTAATGGCCATCTTGATGATCTGTCTGCTGGTGAGCATGGCGATCCTGGTGGCAAAATAAGCCCGGCAGACCGCTCAGGGCTGTTTCAAGGCGGCTTGTGCTTGTACCCGCCCTCTAATGTGCGTATAATGATCATAGTTCAATAGCGCTGCCGGGCAACCGGCGAAGAGAGATAAGCGCCTCGGTACCTGATCTGACGGATCATGCTGCCGAGGCGCTTTTTGTTTTCCCCTGGAGGTGGGGGTTATGAAATTCAACTTCGTAAGGTTACTGACTTTCTTCATCATTGTTCTACTGGTCTTAACGGCCGTCCTGATCCTTACCACGGCCAGACCCATCAACGCGATGGCATCCCCCACGGCCAGATCGGTGGTGTTTCTGCCGGCCGTCCAGCTCCACAGTCTACCTCAGTCAGAACTGGTTATCCTGGACCCATTGGCGATCCTGGCCATCATCCTGGTAATTGCATTCATCGTAGAAAGCACCGTAGAATTTTTCTTTGCCCCATTATTTGACAACATTCCAACACTATCACGGTTCAAATGGATCCAGATGTACATCGCCCTGGGGATTGGGGTGCTGGGCTCGAATATCTACCAATTCGATGTGATCTATTTGGTGGGCATGTATTTCAAGCAGCCTATCCCGGTGACGATGTTCGGGGTGATCCTGACCGGGCTGGCGATCGGCAAGGGCTCGAACTACCTGCACGACCTGATCTTCGACCGGATTCTGAAGCCAAAGCCGGAAGCCACCGCATGATGCCCGAAGTCGCCCCTCCCCCTGATTTCTGGACCTGGTTATTCTCTAACAAAGCCTGGAACGAATTCCCAGTCGTGTTCCTGATCGTTGCCTGTTTCGTGCTGGTGGGTCTGGCCGTTCGCTGGTTTTGGAATGATTACAAGAAGGAAGCGGCTGCTGATCGCAAGTGGAAAGAAGAACAGAGCGCGAAGCATGAAACCGCACAAAACGAGCGCGACCGGCTCATGCGCGAGTTTTACCTGGCCATTACCGAAGGCACCAAGAGCGATATCGATGACATGAGAGGGGTCTCCGATCGGATCACCAAAGCCCTGGACGCCCTGCTGCTCAATTATGCCAACCACGACCTGCAGGCCAAAGAGATCAAGGCGCTGGTGTCTGAGATCCGGAACGAGCTGCTGAAGCTGGCGCCTAAAAGTCCGGCTCCATCATAGGCTTATTTGCATAATAAGGCTTGCATATTATGAACCCTGAGCAAACCCCCAAACGGAAAACGGAAATCGCATCTCGCCGGCAACAGGTGGCAGAGATGTATTTGCAGGGGCGATCACAGGCGGAGATCGGCGAGGCGTTAAGCTGCGATCAGGCGACGGTGTCACGTGATCTGACGGAATTGCGCAAGGAATGGCTGGAACGTTCGATCAATCACGTCGATCAAAAGAAGGCGATCGAACTTGCGAAATTGGATCGGCTTGAAGTCACGTACTGGAATGCCTGGGATCGCAGCCAGGAAAACGCCGAAACCGAGATCAGCCGGGATACTCCGCTGGGCCATGTCCACGAACACAAGAGCGTCGGCCAATCCGGCAACCCGGCCTTCCTGGAAGGCGTTTTGAAGTGCATCCAGAAGCGCTGTGAGCTGTTGGGCCTGGACGCCCCCAAGAAAACCGACCTGACCAGCGGCGGGAAACCCATTCAAGCGGGTAGCGATGAACGATATGATCGAGCAGTATCTTCGCTCGCTGACGCCCTCCGAGATCTCATACCTGGAACGGGTACAGAAACACCAGGCCCTGTGGATGCCGCAAAGCAAACCCCAGTGGGCGGCGTTTCTCAGCCGGGCGGATGAGGTCTTCTATGGCGGCGCAGCCGGCGGAGGAAAAACAGATCTGCTTATCGGGATGGCCAGCGAAGCGCACCAGCATTCGGCCATCTTTCGCCGTGTCTACCCCAACCTGCAAGGCATCCTGCGCCGGGCCCGCGAGATCATCAAATCCACTGCCCAAGAAAACAAATCCGACAAAACCTGGACCTGGCCCGGCGGACGTACCATCGAATTTGGCGCCGTCCAGTACGAGGAAGACAAATCCAACTGGCAGGGCCGGGCCCACGACCTCAAAGGATTTGATGAGCTGCCCGAATTCACCGAGAGCCAGTATGAATTCATCTGCGGCTGGAACCGCTCAGTCGACCCTAACCAGCGCGTGCGGGTGCTGGCGACCGGCAACCCGCCGATCGACGAAGCCGGCTCCTGGATCGTCCGGCGCTGGGGCCCCTGGCTCGACCCCAAGCATCCCCGCCCGGCCAAAGAAGGCGAGCTGCGCTGGTACGCCACGCTCAACGGCAAAGAGCAGGATTGCGGTTCGGGTACGCCGATCCAGGTCGGCAGCGAGACGATTTACCCCCGCTCGCGCACCTTCATCCGCGCGACTGTCAAGGATAACCCCTACTACGCCAACGACCGGCGCTACCTCTCGGTGCTCCAATCGCTGCCTGAGCCGCTGCGCTCCATGTTTCTATATGGCGACTTCCAGGCAAGCAGCTCACCGGATCCCTTCCAGGTCATCCCGACCGAATGGGTCCGACTGGCGCAAAAGCGCTGGATGGAGCGAACTCGCCCAACCACACCGCTCACCGCGGTTGGGATCGACGCGGCCCGGGGAGGGAACGACAGCATGACCCTGGCGCGCCGGTACGATAACTGGTTCGATGAGGTGCTCAAGTGGCCCGGTGCAAAGGCTCCAGACGGCGGCACGGCGGCCACCCTCGTGCATGCGGTGTTGGGCCCGGAAACCGCAGCCTATATCAACGTGGACGTGATTGGGGTTGGGTCTTCCACCTACGATCACCTGAAGCCGGTCTACAAGCGGACCTATCCTGTCAACGCCTCGGAAGGCTCGGTCTACCGCGACAAATCCAAAGCGCTCAAGATGCGCAATATCCGGGCGGAGATGCACTGGCGCATGCGCGACGCCCTGGATCCGGCCGGCGGCGATGAGCTGGCGCTGCCCAATGATCCCGAGATCCTGGCGGACCTGTGCGCGGCGCGCTACAAGCTGACCTCTGCCGGGGTGCTGATCGAAGAGAAGTCGGAAATCAAAGAACGAATTGGACGATCCCCTGATGTGGGCGAGGCGCTGATGCTGGCGAATATGCCGGGTCGAGGAGGATTGAGTGTTTTTTAGGCAAGAACTGGATACCTTCATTGCATTCATAGGCCTGATTTTATTTCTGATCGGCCTGTATGTATGGCTGGGCCTGGCCGCGCCCCTGATGGTCTTAGGCCTGGTAATGATGTATATCGGCGCCCGCTTCGAACTGGCGCCAGGGAGCGAGCATGAGCCTGATCAAACAACTCCTACCGCGTGAGCGTAAGTTCACTCCGGCGTCTGCTGAGGTCAACTGGAGCCGGGTGGAAACCCTGGTGCATGGGCCCGGCGCCAGCGCAAGTAATGGTGATGACCTCAACAGCGCGGTTTTCGCCTGTCTGATGGCGCTGGCGATGGCCGAACCTGAGCCGCCCTTACAGGTCAAGCGCCAAACCAGCGCGGGCAAATCCGAGAAGCTGCCTGAATCCCCCCTGCAGAAACTCCTAGACCAGCCGACCCCTAACAGCGAGCTGACGATGGAGGAAATGCGCTTCTGGAAGGCCTGGGCAAAACACGTCGACGGTAACGCCTACTGGCTCAAGGTCCGTTCGGGCGATGCGCTGACCGGCAACGTGGTGCAGCTCTGGCCAATCTCGCCGACACTGATCAAGCCGATGACACTCAAAGGCTCAGACGACTGGATCAGCTATTACGAGTACCAGTACGAATCCGGCAAGTTCAAAGAAGTGCCGGTCAACAACATCATCCATTTCCGCCTGGGCCTGGATGACCGGGACATGCGCAAAGGCCTGGCGCCGCTGAAGGCGTTGGTCCGCCAGATTTCTACCGATGACGAAGCCGATCGCTTCGTGGATGCGCTGCTCAAAAACTACGCTGTGCCCGGGTTGGTCGTGGTGCCCGATGAGACCACCGACTTAAACCAGGAGGACGCCGACGATATGACCGATCGCCTGCGCCGGAAATTCGGCAGCAGCAACCGCGGCAACGTGGCGGTCATGTCCAAGAAGGTCGACGTCCAGGCCTTTGGCTTCTCGCCCAAAGACCTGGATATGAGCATCCTGCACCGCATCCCGGAAGAGCGGATCTCCGCGGTGATCGGCGTTCCTGCAATCGTAGCCGGTCTGGGCGCTGGGCTCGATCGGGCCACCTATGCTAATTTCAAGGAAGCCCGCGAGATGTTCACCGAGAGCAAGATGATCCCGCAGTGGCGGGCGGATGGCCGCAAAATGACCAACTCGCTGCGCCCGGATTTTACCACCGACCGCCGGGTGTACATCGAACACGACCTGACCGACGTGCGCGCACTGCAGGAAGACGAGGATGCGAAATACCGCCGGCTGCAAGGCGCGGTAGGCAAGCCCTGGATTACCCGCAACGAGGCCCGCACGGATACCGGACTGGAGCCGGTCGACGGCTGGGATGAAGAGGATATCGCGAAGCCCGAGCCGCCTGCCCCGCCGCCTGCCGTTGTTGCCCAGCCGGCCGAAGCCCAGCCGCAAAAACAGCCTACTGATAAAAACGAGAACCCGGTTCGCAAGGACCTGGAACGCTGGTTCCGCAAGGCCTACAAAGCCTTGCACAAAACCGGATCCGCCGCCTGCAACTTTGAGAGTGACTTCATCCCTGAGAAAATGGCCAGTGAAATATCGGCCGGTCTGCCCGATTGCAAGACGATGTACGATATCGAGCAGTTGATGTATGTCAGAGACTACAACGTAAGCGTTGAAGATATTCCCGTTGTCGAAGCCGCCAACCGCCTGGCCGCCGCGATCGAAGGGCTGGCGAAATGAGCGATCAGATCCAAGTGCAAAGTTATACGAAAGTCATCATCGTTCCTGACGTCGTCATTGAGGAAACAAGGAAGGATTTCGAGGCGATCATGGGAAAATCGCCCGAAGAATTCTTTTCCGATATCGCCAAGAATTTCATGGATCTTGAGGACGAGAGCAAGAATGTCTGAGCTGCGCCGGTTGTACGATCTGCTCGCCCAGGCCGCCCCGGCGATCGAGGCCTATCTGGAGCGGAAAACCTATGCCCAATATCGGGCACGGTTGTGGGGAGCGATGGTCCGCATGTTTGAGAGCGGCAACGATGGCGCCTTCATGGCCACCTTTTCGCGCTCGATCGATCAGCAGCTGACCGAGGCCTGGAACAAGGGCGCGAAAGACGTGAATGTCGATCCGGACGAGATGACCAACGAGGATCTGAACGTCCTGCGCACGGTCATCCTCAACGAGATCAATTACGCCCGCGGCATCGCCGACGAGATCCAGGTGGACCGGGTCAACAAGCTGCCCAGCGCGCAGTTCGAGGCGAAATACGGGACGCGCTGCGATGTCTGGGCCAATCGCTATAACGACGTGCGCAACCAGGCCCGGATGCTGTTTGGCTCGAAGCTCAAGTTTGAATGGGTGGTAGGACCGACTGAAGAATCCTGCTCGACCTGCCAGGCTCTGAATGGGATCGTGGCTTACGGATATGAGTGGGAGCGATCGGGACTGCGTCCCCAGAACCCGCCTAACAAACGCCTGGAGTGCGAAGGCTGGCACTGCCAGTGCGAGCAGCGACCTACCAGCAAACCGCGCACACCGCGCGCCGCAGAGAAGCTGGCGTATATCGCCAAGAGGTAAGATGACCTGTATTGTGGGAATTGAGAACGAGCGGGGCGCCTGGATGGCCGGCGACAGCGCGGCCGCAACGGGTCGGGACATCCGTCAGACTGCATTGAGCAAAGTCTTCACGGTGGGCCAGTACACCATCGGCTATACCTCCTCTTTCCGCATGGGCCAGATCCTCCAGCACCTGGTGGAGTACCCGCTCTGCGATGATCCATCCGAAGGCTTTATGGTAGGGACCTTTGTCGAGACGGTCCGCAAGGCGCTCAAGGATTTCGGCTATTCTCAGGTCAACAATAATCAGGAATCAGGCGGCGACTTTCTGGTGATGGTTTGGGGCAGGTTATTCCATATTTCCAATGATTTCCAGGTCAACCGCTATAGAAATGGCTTTTATGCCGTGGGCTGCGGCGCGCCTTACGCCCTGGGTGCCATGTTCTGCGGGCATCCGACGCTGGAACCGCGCGCACTCCTGCGGATGGGCCTGACCTCGGCCGCGACATTCAGCAACGGCGTCACTCCACCTTTTACGGAAGTTGTTTTCAGCGAGAGGAAATAACGTGGACCTGCAAATCGATCCAATTTCCATCACCGACCTGGAGCGCATCCAGAAGAAGCTGGCCCAACTGCCCAAAGCCGTGGGTGATGCCGGCGTGGAACAGGGCTCGAACTACCTGATCGGCGTATTGGTCAACAAGGAAATGCCACCCTATCAATACGTGTCGCGCAAGGCAGCCTACGGTCAAACCTTTCAGAGCGACAAGCAGCGCCGCTGGTTCTGGTGGGCGGTCAAGACCGGCAAGATCCTCTTCCCCATCCATTACGTGCGCCGCTCGCCGGCCGGCGGGCTGGCAGCCGCCTGGAAAATCTTGGGCTCTGGCCAGGCGCGCACCCTGACCAATACCGAGCCTTCCGCGGTCTGGGTTTACTCCCAGCGCCAAGCCAAGCAACTCGCGTTGGTGGGATGGAAGAAGATCACGGTTATTCTTAAACAATACGAGAAGAATATCTATGATTCATTCATGCGCGGAGCCAAAAAGGCCATCCGCGATTTAGGATTGCAATAAGGAGGTTGTCATGAAATTCGATCGTCAAGCATTTTGGAAAAATCCAGGCGCGCCGGCAAACGTCGATGCTTACGGTGAGAATGTGATCTCGCACTGCCGCCCAGAGTTTTACCTTGACCTGGTCAATGTGACCCGGCTGGTGGTGGAAACGCTGAACAAGTATGCCTCACCTGAAATGCACATTCTTGAGCTGGGCTCGGGCACCGGGCGTAACCTGGCTAGTCTCCATCAAGCTGGGTATAAATATCTTTGTGGACTTGAGATCAACCAGGACGCAGTCAATCTGGGCAATGCAACCTTTCCAGAGTTTCGCGAAATTCCGGTTCTGGTTGCGCCGGTAGAAGACGCGATCGCGAATTACATCGACTTTGTGAAAGCTGATGTGGTGTTTACCCAGGGCCTCCTGATGCACCTGCCTCCCGATCAAGAATGGGTGATCCAGGAAATGGCAAAAAAGGCGCGCCGGTTGATCATCACCATCGAAGGCGAACGACCGCCTTCTTTCCACGCCTGGCCACATGATTATCAAAAGATCATCGAGGCTGAAGGGTGGCAGCAGGTCGAAGCTCATTCCTGCGAAGCCTATGCCCCATTTCCAAAGACCACGATCAAGCGCGTGTTTACCCGCATCACTCCGCTGCCGGATCCTGTTGAGACCGAGGAGCCGGAATTTGTCGCTCCGGTTTTACCCCCTGAATATATTGACGCCCTTGACCATGCCGAGTTTCAACCACCGGCAAAGGCCAAAAAGACCAAAAAGAACATGTGATTTAATTGTTTACTTTTGGTTTTCTTCCTCGACCCTTAGTATCTCTATCGTGCATGTTATCAGCAATCGTGCCGATAAATAAATGATCTGGTCGAACACATGAAGGGTTATCGCAACTATGGCAGACACATAAATCGTCTGCTATAGTTCCGTTTTGAATAACCCACGAAATTCTGTGGGCGTATTCATATCCTTTCATCCAGCGCATTCTTCCGTATCCTTCTGGAGTTTTGGCCCCAATCCAAATCCAGCAATTATCGGATTTTTCTACTTTAGACCAAAATCGGACAATACTTGGTCTGTATGTAGGATGACTAACGTATTCCTTTGTCTTATTGAGTAATTGCCGAATTCTTTCCTGGCTTACGCCAAACATTTCCCCGATTTTTTTGAGACTATATCCAGAGTTATAAATTTCTAAAATTTCACCTGGTGTTTTGAAAATCTTTTGATTGGATGGTGTATCCATATTGTTTTTCCTTAATCAGTAGAGGCCCGCTATCTTATGGCTTTGCGCTTCTTGTCTAGGGAAGGGCAGTTAAACCACAAAATAGCGGACCTCTACTGACAAATAAAAACTGCCAAACTTCCCTAGACAGAACAATTATACTACTGGGTGCTTGACTGAAAGTCTATTTGGACTATAATAATTTTAATCAAATAGCCCAATTCCAGGCTACCCCATAGGCGCGGTGAGCGCGGGCGAAAAGGGAAACGGGCGAGACGCAAAAGGCATGTAAAGGCGGCGTGTGATCTCTGAGAAATCAGGGGTGACACGCCGCCTTTTTTGTTTTCCGATGGAGGCTTATGAATGCTCGGGTGTTGGCACTAAGTGATATGAGTCCATGCTTTTCTTCTGGCAATCGCGCCGATTTGAGCATGGGTCATTTCATACTGTCTGGCCAACTCAGTGACTTTGATACCTTCAACTTCGTATTTTCGTCTTATCTCACGCACATCATCATCTGTCAATTTAGACTGGCCGTGCTTCTCTCCCAATGGGCGATTTCCTTCAAGAATATTATAAAAACCGCCTACTATACGGCCTTTTTTGTGGGCATCAGCCATATTTTCCGCGTGTGTTCCAGCCACAAGATGCGCCGGGTTAACACACGCTGGATTGTCACAAAGGTGAAGAATTTCTTCGCCCTCTGGTATTGGCCCGTTGGCAATTTCGTAAGAAACCCGATGAGCGTGAGACCAGCGACCGTTGAAGTAAAAGCCGCCATAACCAAGAGCGTGTCTTTTTGCACCGATCCAAATCCAACAACCGGTTTCATTGGTTTTATCAACCTTGTTCCAAAAGCGGGCTTCTGCAGGGCGTTTATTCCCAGCATTGCGACATGTTTTCGAGCAATATTTACCTCGCCCCTTGTCAATCTCGTATTGAGAGGTAAAGAAAAATTTCCCGCAAATTCCGCATGTTCGTTGAATAGTTTTCTTTTGTGGCATGATGCGTCTCCCCATGTCGATAGTAATAGCATTATACCACCCTCAACCATCGAGAGGGAATATGCACGCTAAAGTTCTCGCACTTGTGGGCGAACAAGATGGATGCTTCCTCTGGAGAATTGCACTCCCCTTCACCGAGCTGCAGCGCCAGGGCTACCGCGGCATCGAGTGGGGCATGCGCGAGGATAACCGGCTCGCGCAAATCGTCCACCAGTTTGACGCCGTGATCCTGCCCCGCCTGCACTGGCCCATCGAAGAGCGCGCCAAAGCTGATCAGTGGTTCAAGGCCCTTCACCGGGCCGGCCTCGCCGTGATCTACGAGGTAGACGACGACCTGTTCAGTGAGGATTTTGTCCGGCGGCTGGTCGTCCAGCATGGCAAGAGCCCGGCGGAAGCCAAAGAGCGCCAGAGCTGCATCCTGCACGCGCTGCGCTCCTGCGACGGCGTGACGGTCTCTGGCCAGCGCCTGGCAACGATGGTGCGCGAATACACCGACCAGCCGGTCAAGGTCGTGCCCAATTTCATTGACCTGACCTGGTTCCATAAGGTCCAGAAAGCGGCACAGCGCCAGGTGCCAGGTCTCACCATCGGCTGGGCCGGCGGAAATCGCCCCGACGCGGACGTCGAAATCATGGCGCGGGCCTGGGCACGGATTGCCAAACGCTATCCGCAGGTGACCTTCGTCATCCAGGGCCATCACGCCAAAGTTTTATATGACCTAGTTCCTAACGAGCGCATCGCCATGCTGGACTGGATGCCGATCGACCAGTATCCGGCCGGGTTGGTCAACATCGATATCGGCTGCTGTCCGCTGGGGGATACGAAATTCAACCGGGCCAAAACCTACATCAAGGCGATGGAATATGCCGCTTCCGGCGCGGCGGTTGTGGCGAGCCCCACGGTTTATAGCCAGTTGATCGACCCCACCGTGAACGGCTATCTCGCGACCAGCGTGGACGAGTGGGAAGGTTATCTCTCGCTGCTGGTCGAAAGCTATACCCTGCGCCGTGACCTGAGCAAGCGCCTGCTGGCAAAGGTCCGTCGCGAACACTCCCTCACCCGCCAGGCCTGGCGCTGGGTCGAGGCCTGGGACGAAATTACCGCTCATTACCGGGGGGATGCTCCCGGATCTATTCCAAATCAAGAGGCAGCCTATGGCACCCAAAACCGTCAATTCCAACACGCTGTATAGTTTCCCGATCCAGATCGCCGAGTTTAAGGCTGCCGGCGATGAGTGGGAGGTATCCGGGTATGTGTCCACCTTTGACAATGTGGACCTCGGGCGCGATATCGTTCGCCCAGGCGCCTTCACCAAGACCCTCAAGGAAGGGCCAAAGGTGCGTTTCCTGCGCGATCACGACCCGCGCCAGATCCTGGGCGCGCCGCTCAAGCTACACCAGGATTCCAAAGGGCTGTTTGGAAAGTTCCGCATCTCCAAGACCCGCCTGGGCGAAGACACCCACGAGCTGCTGAAAGACGGGGCCCTGGACAGCTTCTCAATGGGCTACCACACGGACGTCTGGACTTATGACGAAAAGGAAAATGTCCGCGAGTTGAACGAAGTCACGCTGTACGAATCCTCGCTCGTGGCTATGCCGATGAATGAAGAAGCGGTCGTGACCGGCGTCAAAGACTTCCTGTCTTATCTTTCCAGTCCTGAGATGACCCTGGCGGCCAAAGTGGAAATGTATGGGAAGGGACTGCAACAACTGATGGATGAAATTCGCGGGCTGGCAGATAACCGCCCGCTGAATGAAGTCAAGCGGCAAGAATTATCGGAACTCCTTGAGATGTTCTCGGGATTGGACGACGTTCGTTCCTCGCTCCACACAATTCTGAGCGCCGCGCCTCGGACCCAGACGGATGCCCGCCGGGTCAAATTCGAGCTCGACCAGGCCCGCAAGCGCCTGGCCCAGCGTATCAAGGAGTAATCTCATGGCTATGACAGTTGCCGAAGCCCGTGCGGAGATCAAGTCGCTGTTTGAAAAAGCCGACCTGATTGAGAAGCGCTACCCCGATGGGGTAATCACCAATAACGAAGACCTGGCCGAAGTCAAGCGCTGCCTGACCGAAGTCGATGGTCTGGAAGCCAAACTGGCCGGGCTGGAAGACGCCGAATCCCGGCGCGCTCGCATCCTGGCTGGCATGGACCGCTATACCAAGCCGGCGCCCGGCGCAACGCTCCCTGGCCAGCAGGTCAAGGACATCCAGGAGGGCCAGACCCTCAGCCCCGGCGATCAGTTCCTCCAGGCCCGCGAATACCGCGAGCTGAAACTGGCCGGCCACTTCAATTCTTCCCTGGCCCGGGTGCAGTTCGCCGTCTCCCTGAAAGATGGCACCAGCCTGATCCAGTGGTCAAAGCGCATGCAGATGGAATCAAAAGCCCTGCTGCGCGGCGGCTCTGCCACTTCCGGCGGCGCCTTCGTCGTCAACGAGCACCTCTCGGGCCTGGTGGACGTGCGCCAGCGTGAGCTGACCCTGCTCGACCTGATCCCACGGGTCACGACCGAAAGCGATGTGGTCGAATACGTGAAGGAAGACACCTTCACCAATGCCGCCGCGGCCGTGGCGGAAGCAAGCGCCACCACCGGCACCTCGGGCCTGAAGCCCGAAAGCACGCTCGCCTACAGCGTGGCAACCAGCCCCGTGCGAACCATCGCGCACTGGATCCCGGTCACCAACCGCATGCTGGCGGATGCTCCCGCGATCCGCGGCACCATCAACGGCCGGCTGCTGCTGGGGTTGGATCTGACCCTGGAAAGCGAAATCGTGACCGGCGCTGGGACCGGCGAACACCTGACCGGCCTGCTGGGCGCTGGCATCAACATCGTCGGCAAGGGCACGGATAGCGTGGTGGATGCGATCTTCAAGGGCCGCACCAAAGTGCGCGTGACCGGCAAAGGCCGCCCCTCGGCAGCCGTGCTCAACCCGAACGACTGGGAAGCCATCCGGCTGTCCCGCGAAAACGCCGCGACCGGCACGCTGGGCGGCTATCTGATGGGCCCGCCTTCCCAGGTTGGCGCCGTAACCCTGTGGGGTATGCCGGTGGTCGAAGCGGAAGCCTTGACCGAAAACACCGGGTTGGTTGGCGACTTCGGCATGGGCTGCTCGCTGTTCGATCGCGAACAGGCTGCCATCCGGGTCGGCACGATCGACGATCAGTTCGTGCGCAACATGCAGACCATCCTGGCGGAACTGCGGGCCGCCTTCGTCGTGTATCGCCCGGCGATGTTCACCAAAATCACCGGGATCTAGTCTCCCTCTTATCGGTTGTGGCCCGGGGTCTCTCCTTCCCCGGGCCGAACCGGAAGGATCCAATGGAAACGGTTGCTTCACTTGCAGGTCGATTTGCCGGGATGCCGCTCTGGGTGATCGGGCGCGGGGCTTCCCTTGCGCGTCTGAGCGCCGGGGATATCGGCCCTGGACCGGTTGTGGCTATCAACCAGGCGATCGAGCTGGTGGAAAACCTCCATCTGCCAAATCCTGTATTTTCGATGCAGAAAGACCGTTATTTTGGCAAGCCGCGGAAAGCATTGGTGCTGGCTCATAAGCATGAAAGCGCAGCCTGGTCAGGCGCGGAACTGGAGCGGGACGGGGCGCTGCTGTTCGACTGCGAAGCCTTTGGCTATCCCTGGAATGTGCCATCGGTCGTGGCCTGCCTGGGGCTGGCAGAACTGTGGGGCTGCGAGCGCGTTGTGTTCCTGTGCTGCGATGCAACCACCGACGGCGACACCCGCGCCTATGGCCAGCCGCCGACCTACCCGGCCAATTACCTGATGCACGGCGCGCTGGTGCAGCGCTACGCCCGGCTTCCGGTGGAGTACAAGCGACTATGACGATCACCAATGGATACTGCACACTGGCCGAATTCAAGGACTACCTGCTGCGCAAGCGAAGCTACGTCGCCTCGACGATTAGCTTCACCCAGTCGACTTCCACCATCACTGACAGCCTCAAGCGGCTGGGGCGTTTCCAAAGCGCGACCCTCATTCAGGTCGCCGGCGCATCCAACGCCGGCAATAACGGCGTCTTCGTGGTGGTCTCGGTCAGCAATGAGGCGATTGTGGTCAGCGGCACGCTCACCGATGCGGCTATCGGCACGGCGATCACCCTGACGGATGTGTCTAACGCGGAAGACGATGCCACCATTGAAATTCAGATCGAAGCGGCATCCCGGGCGGTAGACCATTTCACCCACCGGCGCTTCTGGGCGAACAGCCAGGACGAAAGCCGCACCTATACGCCCGAGTGGTTTGACTGCTTTTACTGCCCGGATGACATCCTATCCATTACGACGCTCGCGACC